CCGATCTAAGCAAAGAGCTTTATACACTTGTTATAAAGATTTTTGAAGATAATGAATGGAGGTTTTAAAAATGAATAATCAAGAATGTATTGAATACACTAAAAAAAAGTTAGATCAACTAAATGCATCTAGCTGCAAACCTTACACAATAATAAAACATTTAAACGGTTTATATGATCTTAATTATGGTTTAGACGGTATAGCCTGGATGATCAAGCCGCATGAACTTTATCAAATTGTAAATACTTTATTTATTTTAAATATTTTAGGAGGTCTAAAAAATGACAATGTGGAAGCGTGAGCGTGCTCACTTCAATTACTACATCACGAACGAAAGAAAGCAACCGCACATTTATGTGGAAGCGTTAGGAACTCCAAGCGCTTCCACTGAAAAAATTTTAAAAGATCACGGTTTTAAGTTCGATCATAATAAATGCATGTATGCAGCAGCTCAAACAAATGACTTGCGTCTATTTGTTGCGCATGATCTTGATAAAGCTTTTAGCTATAATATTCAATTGTATTACAATACAGAAGCGAAAAAAGAACTTTTCGCGCCCGACATTCAAGAAATAAAAGATATTTGTTATTTCTTGAAAATTTACAAGTGTTATATTGACATATTAAATAAGGATCTTTTTAAGATCTGTAAACCAGGTTCAAAAAGCTTGTTAGCAACTTACAACACAACTTCAAAAACTATAGATATATTTAATAGAAACAAATTACAAGAAAGTTATATATACAATGATGGAAAAGTTGAAAAAATGAGCATTGAAAAAGCAGCACCAAAGAAGAAGAAAAAGCTGCATACAGAACAACAAAAGATCAATAATATGATTGATGATTTTGAATTTCCATTTTAGGAGGTAAAACATATGGGATATATAGGAAATAAAATGAGCGTGCGCGCTTATGAAGCATATGAAAGTGGTGAAAAGCCACTTTCTAAATGGTCTAAAAATGATATTATTGAATGCGTTTTAAATGTTAGAAATGACTTTCAAGAACAAGAATTAAAAATTTATAGCAAAGAAGTTTTAAAAGCTTTTCTAATCTGTAGCTCTTGGCATCATACGGGATCATATTTCAATGAAACTAATTTCTATAGTTTAGATCTTGATTTTATTGAACTATCAAAAATTGAAATAATCCAGGTACTTGAAAAGAAGAAAAAAGATCTTGAAAAAGAGAAAGAAGAAAAAAAGATTTTAAAACTTCAAAAATGCAAATTTAAATATATTGAATGGGTCGGAACGCGAAAACATCCAAAAGCAATAGAAAAAGAATCATACGGCATCATAAAAGGATCATGGATATACTACAAAGACGGCAAAAAGTCATTAAATGGTAAATATATTCATGTGGTTGAAATATTTGAACGTGCACCGCGCGGAACTGCTGCACTATTTAAGCAAATTGAAAAGGACTTGTAAAAAAGTCCTTTTTTTATACTTTCATTTTTTTGATTTGCTTCTGGATCAGCTTTTTTTTGACTGGATTCGATGCGAAAAAGTTCATGAAAAGTTTAGTTTTAAACTCATATTCTTTTTGATTAATTTCCTTTATATCCAAAACCCTTTTAAATATCACTATTGCGATAAAGTTTGCAAACAAGTTTGCATCTTTTTCTATTTCCTGATTCTCATAGTGTTTGCTGCTTGAATCTGCATAGTTTTCAAGTTCCTTTTTCCATATAGAAACACTTCTTTCATCTATAGAAAACACTTTTTGATTCTTCTTATATACACATGCATATTGATATAAATGTCTTATTTCATGTGCAAGATATATATAAACTAAACTACTATCTATGGATGTATTCAGGTTTACACAAATTACATTTTCTTTTGGGTATGATGTGCATATGCTTGTATCTTTTACTTGAAAAAGTTCTTTATTGACTGGTTTATGTTTAAGATCATAAACCTTATCATTTACTTTAAAGTAAACTTTTGGAATCTTTATATTTAATAGTGTGCATAGAAAACTTACATAATCATTCATGCATCCATTATATCTGAAAAACTTTATTTTGAAAAACTTATTTATCCAGGATCAAAAAAACTTTTTCAAGTTGTTCTTGAGACGTTGGAAAAAACTTTTGAGACTCTTTTTCGTGCTTGCATAGAATCGAACCGTCGAAAAACTTTTCCAGCAACTGAGAAAACTTCTCCTTCTTCACATAATAAACATAATTCACAGCCACATCTTCATCATCATGCGCGTTATATTCAAAAACTTTTTCAACCATCTTAGAACAAACAACACCAATTTGTACATTATCATATCTCACAAAAACTTCTTTGTAAGGAAACTTATTTTCATCCATTTCATCACTCCTAAAAAACTTTCTACACATCAGCTAATGTTATCATAAATTTTTTATAATCTTCATCTGACTTTAGATAAATCTTATTGCAGCCATTCATTACGTCTTCATAGTTTAAGCAATCAATTTCATTATCTAAAAACTTTCTATATAAACTTTTGAATTGCGGTTCACAAATATAATGCTTAATAACGAGTATACCATTCTTATCATAATTACACCTATAAAACTTTTCATCTGCCATATAAACACATACAACACGATCTCCGTATTGTACAAATAAACTTTGTGTATTATTGATCATAAACAGCTTATTAAGCTCATCACCTATATTTATATGTTTTTCTGTTAAAAACTTTGGTAATTTGTGTTTCATTTTCTTTACTCCTTAAACTTTTCTAATAAACTTATTTCTGTATAATTATCGTGGAGGATAACAAAATGACAGAAAATGAAAAAAGTAATGATGGTGTTCAATCTAGAACTAAAGGCACAGTCAAGAAAGAAATACCATCAGAAGGCGGAAAATAACCTCCATAGTCACTATCGTTGTTCGATGGTGACTATTTTCATTTCATCATTAATAAAAACTTTTGCTCCTGGCAATGCACAAGCTTCTGAAAAACTTTTCTCAGATACACTTTTTCTTGGTGCTATAGTAAATTCACCAGTTCTTTCTGAATGCATTTCAATATATCCACACGCAATAAAACTTCCTTCTCTAGTATAGAAATATCCAATTGTCATGTTATCACTTTCAAAAACATCTTCCTGAATAGTTCCAAAAGTCATTTCAGACAATCCTTTGCCTTTTCTAATCAAATTAACTAATGTTCTAAAAAGCTTAATAACATGAGCATGTACAGTAAACGAACTTATTAATGTTAATAAAAATGTAATCAAAACACTTTTATAAATATTCCATTTCAAATAATCACTAAAGAAGAAGCAAACAAGAATATTAAACAAGGATAAGATCATCAAATACAATCTTTCTTTATCTGCTCGGTCTTGTTCTTCAATCACATTTGTGCATGTTAAAACGTAATAATTTAAATATCCACATCCACCTGCTGCAACAAACGCTAGTAAAACTTCTTTTATGAAATCTTCCACATTATCACTCCTATTTATCTGCAATCGTTTCTACAAAACAATTATAATAAACATATCTTTTTCCATCATAATCAAATTTTACATATCCACCATCATTTGTTTCAATATCAATTCTACCTTCATAGCTTGCTATAATTTTTCCATCTGCTGTATACACATTAATTATTCTATTCAATCCGCCATTCAAATCTGATTTAACATCAGTGCCAAAACGATCCATAGAAGCACATCCAAACAAGGAAATGCCAATCATTCCAACCATTAATAATTTGTATATTTTATTCATTTCATTCCTCTTTTCTATGTCCGATAACTATATATTATCAGACCAACTACAAACCTTTTAAAAGCCTAGTAAATAGGCTACTTTATAACACTTTTCTAAAATAAAAACTTTGTAAAAATATTCAACCACATTTTATGCAATTAATCTCATCTTATTTCACCCACTTCAATTAGCATCGCCGCATATAACATTCCTTCCTTAAACCACTTATCTTGATCATTATCAGAAATTCTTTTTGCGGATTCTCTTAAACTTTTAACAATTGTTTCAATAGAAACTTCTTTATTTTTCTTTTCAAGAATGTATTCAATAGCATCATCACATTTCCCAACCTTATTTGCCATAACAACAACATAGCCTTCGTCTAATGCTTTTTGCAATTCTTCAAAACTTTCCCTATCAAAAATATATGATCTAATTACTTTCTGCATTGTTCATCCTCCTTTATTTATTTGTATCTTCTACGTTAATCAAACCATGTTCAATCGTTTCTTTAGCAGGAAAGAATGTTATTTTATATCCATACGGATTTTCTTTTACAGCATCAAGTTGAATACTTGTATACGTAACATCTTTTGATAAATGTGCATAGAACAATTTATATTTATCTTTTCCAGTTTTAATCGCTACATTCAAATCACCATCACTATCTGTTTCAATAGATATTTTTCCTTCAACAGAAAACAACGGTTCATTTGTTCTAGTATTTAATGCCACAACCTTTCTCGATATTTTAAAATTGTTTGCATCCACTCTTAAATTATGATTAGCTGTATCTGATTCTTGGCATCCTGCCAAACCTAGACACATTGTCATTCCTAAAATTGCACATAATATTTTTTTCATTTGTTCAAATCTCCCATAACGAGCTTTTTAAGCTCTTTTTTCATTGCGTAATACATTTTCATTCTGCTACAGAACTTTTCTCCTGAAAGCTTCTCAAATGACTCTCCGTTGATATAATGACGTTTCATATATAAACGAATATCATCATCTGGAATAAGATCAATAATTGTTTCGATCTCTCTCATCTTTCCGAAGATAAGATTCTTGTCATCTTCAAGTGTTTTTTCTTTTGAAATAAACTTTACAAGAACATCATTTGTAATATCCTTGTTTTTCTTTGAATCCAATCTTTGTTCAAACGATGGAGATTTTGGATCTGAAAATTCTTTTTTACGAACTTCCAAATCCTTCAAAATTCCATCCAATGATTTAAACTTTCTTTCATAGATCTTAAACATTTCAAGTTTTTTAATTAATGCATCCACCTGAACATCTACATATTCTTCATAATCCGTTTTACTCATCTTCTCTCCTATGCAATTTCTTCAATTTCCTCAATGCTGCATGATGGAAATTTCATATAAAACTTATACATTGCCATGCTTTTCGATTCCTCCATAACTTCCATCACACAAATATTATTGTCTTTGATATATTTAATTCTGAATTTTTTTAACATCTTTTTCCTTTCTAAAATCAGTCACACTCATTATTCATCATCCTTTAAGTAATCAAACTCTTTCAATAATTCATTCTTTGTTCTTTCAAATTCTGATTCAATTTGCTTTTGTACATCGATCTTAGTTTGTTTGAACCATTTCTTTTTGAACTTAGTAACTTTTTCACGATAACGTTTTTCATCACAATCACATGATTGCCACCATTCTAAATCGTGTAGAACTTCAACTAAATCTTTCATCATGCTATTTAATTGCGAATCAAACATTCTACCTACATATTCTTCTTCAATTCGGTTAAACATATAACAATAACTTCCACCACTCATTTACTATTCTCCTTTTTCACGCAACTTCTCAAATCTCTTTGCTGCTTTACATTCATGATAATATCCAAGCAACATAAGCAATATATTTGCAAAACACAAAACAATAAACGAAACGCAAAGGACTATTCTAATCATATTTTCAATTCCTATTTCCATTTATTTAGTCTCCTCAAATCCTTCATAAGAACTAGCATACATACATCTATATGCTACTAGCTCTTTTTTCCTACTTTCTAATTCAAACATCAACATTTCATTCTGGTACTCTAAATCATTGATTCTTACAGATACAACAATCGAATACAATATCATCGTTGCAATGCCACCAAAGAAAAATCCTGCAATAAAATAAATCATTATTGATCTACCTCAACAAATTCAATCTGCTCTCTACATACACAAAATCTAGCACCATCATTTTTGAATGGGCTGGTTAAAACCATTCCTTCTAATCTTTTTAAAGCTTCTTGATATTTATTCATTTTCATCTTCATCATCTTCTTTCAATTTCTGTCCACAGAATGGACAACGAGGATAATATTTGTTTCCATGGTATGTTGGAATTGGTACAACTCCATGTTGGCAAGTTGGGCAACATAACATCAAATCTCCACATGGTCCAATTTCAACATCTATTGGTTTCTTTGGTGTTTCTTTATCCGTAAGATTTTCCAACAATCGAAAATATAACTTGGCACGGTCAGTCTCTTCTATCCCTGCTACATCACATGTAACTTGATACTCTTTTTCAAGAACTTGCAACACTTTTTGATAGTCATTCATTTGTGCTCTCCTTCATAAACACTGTCCATCGTGTTTTACCTCTCTTGTCACCAAATAAAGGCTTATAATCAATAACTTTTAAAATTTCGCCAAATTTAATTTGCTCATCATTCCATTTAAAAATAAGAACTCCACAATCTTCTAATACTCGCATGCATTCTTGAAACCCTTGCTTAATATCTTTTTTCCAAGTATTGATATCTAACACACCGTATTTTTTGGCCAACCAAGAATTTTCTCCTGCATGAATCAAATGTGGTGGGTCAAATACAACTAATTTGAATGTGTTATCGTCAAATGGAATATTTCTAAAATCGCCTATTACATCAGGATTTACAGATAATGTCCTTCCATCACATAACGTATCTTCTAATACTCGATTATCCATAAAAACTGTGTTCTTATTACTTTTGTCAAACCAAAACATTCTAGACCCACAACATGCATCAAGAATATATTTATCGTTATGCATCTCCTTTTTATTGTTATTCATTTACTTTTCCCTCCAACAACTTCATATCATATCCACTATTGACGAACCTTCCCATATTTGATCAGCATCATCAATATCTAAATCATGTACTTCTGTTAAAATCTTTCTATCTTGACTTCTAATCCACATATTAATAACCCTCTTTCAATCTTTGATAATTCACTTTGTTTTTGTCACAATATGCTTTATGCACATCTTCAATCGTGAAACCTAGGTATTCAGTGATTGCGATTAGTCTTTCAAGCTTTTCTGATTTAATGCTCGGTACATCTGCAAGTAAACAAATAATTCCAGTTTTAAAAACTTTAATTTCACAAAACAATGTTCTAGCATGGTCAATCATTTGTTCTTCTGCTCTCAATTCCTCTTCACCACTACCGAAATGATTTTGATAACTTAAAACAAAATGCCAAACATCAACTAATTCGCCTAGCACCTTGCTTTTATCAACTTTTGGTTGTGTTTTCTTCCACCAACACCAATTACCTTTTAATTCGTGTGTTAATTCTCCCACTTCATCTAGAATTGCGAAACTAAGTTTTGTTTCGTCAATTTCAGTCAATCCGTATTCTTTCATGATTTTTTTGTCTAGCTTTGCTTGCATTTTTAGCATTTCTTTTATTAAATCAATATCTTTACTTGTCATTTGTTTCTCCTTTTATTCATCAATAAAATTTATGATATACGTTAATTCTTTCATTGTTTTTATCGCTTCCTTTTTTGCAAATTGTAATGCTGCGCTTTTTGCTTCTTCGAAACTTTTAAACGAATCAAAAGGGCCTTCCATTTCTCCAAAATGCAATGTGCAATATACATAAAATGATTTCGGCTCACTCTTGTCCTTCTGGTACTCTACAATTATTGCAATCGCTCTTCTTACATCATCGTCATCAATCAATACGAGTCGTGTTTCTTTTTGCCATCCAAAGCTATATTTTTTCCATTCTAGTTTCATATTTACCTCACGTTTTTAAAATAGTCTTTTCTCTTCAATACGCTTCAATCTATAACTTATTCGTCTATATTCCTGATAAAATTTTGTTTCTCCTTTTATAATTCAACATTTTCAATTAATGCTCTTTTTTCAAGAACGGATAAATACAATCCCATGTATTTTTGTTGCTCTCTTAATAGTTCAAGTGGGCAATCATATTTTGTTACTTCTTTGCCTAGCATTTCTTCAACTTCAATTTTGTTACAGAAATTCTTCAATTTCTCATATCTGATTTTTACTTGGTGATATTCTGCTACAAATCTTTCTTTGTAATCTTCAGAGTTCATTAACTCTACTGTTTCTTTTAATTCCATGTTGTTTCTAAAAACGATGCACATTCATCTTCTGTTCCAATACAAACAGGAAGATCATCCTTGTATATTCCATATATTTTTCGTGCCATCAGTTCAACCTGTAATTCTTTCCAGGCTCTTTCTCGATTTCAAAGAAGAAACCATTGCACTTTTCAACAATTCGTCCAACTACCGCTTCATTGATATCAATCATTTCCTGGCTTGTTCTTTCGCAGGATATGATTGTTTGCATATTGTTGTTGTAACGATAATCAATCAAATCAAAGATTGCTTTATCATCTAACCGATTGGCAGATGATTTAAACAAATCATCTAGATACAAGATTTGAGCGTGTTTAGCACGTTCTAAAAGCGAATAATCAAAGTTGCTAATAGAATTGCTCAACTCAATGTATCTGACGTACAGAACGCGTTTATTTTGTTCTAACAACCAATTACTGATTCCTGAACATAGATGTGTTTTACCACATCCACTCTGTCCTAAAAACATCAGCCAATTGCAAGGAGTATGTTCTGCAAAATTGTTTTTACAATCCTGGATGTAATTCACTGCCATTTTTTTGATTGCTTCCTGCCACGGATCAGATGCAACGAAATCATTGATTCGTTTGTTTAACAAATCTTTTAAGCCACTGTTCTTTTTGTTCTTCTCAATCCATTCACTGCGATAGCTTGATAGTTTCTCACAGTCATTTCTTTTTGAACAGAACACCTTTGTTGCAGCCACCAAGTATTTCCCGTCATAATACGCTGGCTTTTCCCAAATACCACATGCACCGGCTGCCATGCATTTATCACAATTGCTTTGGCAATGTTTGCTTTTAAGATATTTCTCACTGTTCGCATCATTTTGTTTTTGGATTATTTCACTAACTGACTGCATTACATCTTCATTCCTTTCGTGATCACAAAATTATTTGTTTTTTGTTTAGGTGCTACACTGTTCAGATAAATTTCAAACTTAGATCCAAACAACGTATCTGGTCTTAGATACTTGTTCATCTCTGTATCGTTTAACCATTCATGCGCTTTCACATCAATCACAAGCTTAAAGTCTTCTAACCTGAATCCTTCATTCCATCTAGCATGAATCTTATCTCTCGCAATTCGATTGCTATGTTTGTAACGCTTTGAACATTTAGAATTCAAGTAGTCAATAATTTCAACATAAGGGATTGTTTCTGATGCTGATAAATCAGTGTCGTCGGAACTTTCTTTTATATTTCTTTTATTAACTGTGTTACTAACTGTGTATATAACTGTCTTAGATTGGTCATTTTTGACCATTGTACATTGGTCATTTTTGACTATTCTACAATTGCCATTTTCGACCGTTCGATTAGTCACTTTTGACCAATCGATAGATAAAGCATTTTTTAACTTTTGTCCTACTTCTCCAAACGCATACCAAGTTGTATGATTCCATGGATTTTCGTTATAGTTTCCCTTAACTAACAAGTCCAGTTCAACCATTTTATTTAAGATTCTTTTTATCTTTTGAACATTCCAATACGGGAACATTTTATGTAGTCCTTCATAAGTATTAAACGTCCAATATTTCCCGTCCTGGAAGTTGTAATTATTTGCTTCGTTCTTGCTGATCCAAAAACAAAACATGTCGAACATGATAGCTATTTCAACTCCATATTCATTCGCAATTTCTGCATCAAAACTGTGTTTCATTTTCTATCCTCAGAATAAAGATATTTCCTTTATTCTCTTTCTATTCCTTGTATTACTTTTAGGTAGAATAACAAGCTCATAAAGCCTTCCATCTACCTGATAAAAACGATATGCTGCACCCATACAAGAAACATTTTTTCTTTGTACGAGAGCAGCTGTTATTCCATATTCTTCAAACATATAAACTGCATCAGGAACTACCTGTAGAACCTCATATGATGCATTTTGAACCTGGATAACATCACCTGTATTAACATTAGTAGCTTCTTTCATTTATTTCTCCCGTCTTGTATAATTACCTCGAAAAGAGGTATATTTATATGAAATTTGATAATGATTTTTTAAATTTTGCTTTTAAATCGTGGCCTTATATAGTCGCGATAATTCCATCTTGTGTAGGCCTTCATAAGTCGATTAAAGTAGAGAAGATTATAGCTGCTAATAAGGAACTTGTTTCTATAATCCAAGCTCGTGCACCAATTACTCAAGAGCATTACAATCAATTATTAAGTGTTTTCTCTGATTATTTAGACAAAGCCGCTAGATACAATAAATCAGATGGGAACAATTTATTAAAAGAATATCGTGCTGCCTATTTAAAATCTCGAATGCTAATCCCTGACAAAGAACTACATGATAAAATGGATGAAGTTAATACGTATTTGTTAGATCAAAAAAAATCTAATATTAAATCTGAATTGGAATTCACTAACATGTTGGCTGATATATCTGACTCTTTCAGTCTCTTTCTAGATCAAATTGAAAGAAACGCATGACATAGTCCAAATGCACATGCATGTCCATAGAACCAAAATTTAAAATACTGAATTGCATGTCTTTTAATATCGTCTTTATAGTCATAGAATTTAGTTTCAATAAATTCTAAAATAAAAGCAATCGTGATTGTTACCATCCATCCAACATCCACTGCAAATTTAACATCCATTCCATTCCCTACTTTCTTTTCGCATAGCTCAATGATTCAAGATTCTGCTTTTTCATTTTCCGTGTTGTGCGAACATAGATTCTTGTAGTTTCTAAACTAGAATGGCCCAAAATGTCAGCTAGTTCTGCAATCGCATTTTCACCATTCTGCATCAAATACTGAATCGCAAACAAATGTCTGAATGCATGAGGATGTACTTTACCAAGCTTAATCCCTCTGCATTTACCAGCAATCATCTTTAAGTCTCTAGACAACACACGAGCGTTTACAGGACTTTTCTTATCAGAAGATGTAAATATACACCCTTCTTCAATTTTGTTGTCCTTGCAGTATTTAAGGAGTTCTCGACGCAAGTCTGAACGTAGAATGATTCCTCTTCCTTTTCCTTTGTTCATAACATACACATTGTCATCCGTTACTGCTTCCACAGTAAAGAACTGTAATTCACTCAAACGAATTCCCGTATACCCAAACACCTTCATGATCTCGTATAAGTCCATACGATTGATTTCACGGGCTTTTTTCAATAGCCTTTGAAATTCATTAGGTTCTAAAATATCATCCAAAGAATCGTCTTTCTGGACTCTTACGTTCTTCAATAAATTCTTTGAATAATATTTCTTTAGCTTCAGAAAATTAAAATCATCATCTGAATCAATGATTTCGCTATATTTAATAAATTTGTTTATGATCACAATATAGTTGTTTACTGTACTGATTTTATAATCATGTAGCAGTTTATCTTTCACACCAACTATATCGCTCTTTTGTATTTCACCATCAGGCAATGAGTTAACAAACAAAGTAGCAACATGTTTGTATTTACGAATGGTATTCTTACTTTTTTCATCCGCTGTTTCTTCTTTTATGAACCCGTCAATTTTTGTTTGTAACTCATCCTTAGTCATATTACTTAACTACCTGGATGATTGTTGTAACCAAGATCTTAGTAGACAAGAACACACATACATTCAATGCAAGTAAAGCAATATTAACGATCGTACATGCAACTACATAATTCTTTGGTTTAGGTTTCTCATTAATAACAAGCTTGTCATCTAACTTATAGATGTCATACTTGTCGAAATTTGGAATCTCCCAAGTTTCTTTTTCTTTTTCTTTTGCCATTTTATTTCTCCTTATATAATAGTGATTGGAGGTGAAAAGAAATGTCTGATTTAGCAATTCAAATCCATAAATTTGTCCTAGCAAACAAACGTGGAGAAGAAAAACTATGCAGTTTAGAAGATGTCATCGATGCGTTCCCTACTCATTCTGAAGATCAAGTCAAAAAAGCACTTCACGAATTAGGTGATGACGGTTACATCCGTTCATTTATGAACGCTGACAACTTCATTTATTACGTATTCAGTGTGATAGAATAAGTATTAGCACTCTTTTGAGTGCTTTTCTTTTTGTCTTACCCTTTCATGAATCGAATATGCTCTATCTTGATGATCTATTCTTTTCACCAAAATCCAATCCTTAGCCAAAATATCTTTTGTTGTAATACCTGCCATGCGAACAATACATCCTTTAAAAGGAATATAAGCGCCATAGCCATAAATAGCATTATCAAACGGCACTAAATAGCCATTTACAGTTGTTAGGAATGATTTCTTACGTACCATTCCCATTTTTCTTTTCTTTGCCAGCTTAGTGGCTTTAACAATATTCATTTTTTATTTCTCCTTTTATAAACTGTGATATAATAAACATGTGGCTAATTTATACAGGGCTGCTGCCCTAGCACTCTTGTCCAAGAGTGCTTTTTATTTGTTCCTTCCAAATGTCATTAAGAGCACTTCGGGTTTCAGGGAAGTATTCAACAAACAACGGAGTAGGAATTGCAAGAGTCTTTCCAAGCATAGTGTCTCGATATGATCCTTCAAATATTTCACCCTTTTTATCTTTTTGTCTGCGTAGATTATGTAAAATCTTCCTGGCTTGTGTATCCTTTACAGGTAAAACCAGAAGTACATCCTTCACAGTTACGTACGCTTTCATTTCTTTTTGCTCTCCTTTCCGTTATGTTCATGTGTATAATTGATACGGAGGTATAACACATGAAATTACTAAATACTTTTAAATCACTACTCGATATCGTCAATAAAATTATTCCTAGTTTTAGAATCATACGTTTTAACTCAAAAGTAATTGATTATGAGTTACAAAATAAAACTACTTTGCTCTATATTCACCTTATAAACGATTCAAACTGTGATATAGAAATAAGAAACATTTCCATTGCCGATAACGATAAAGAATATCCTGTTCTCTTAGAACCGACCCTCATTAAAGTTGAAGGCGGTAAAGCTCAATATTCTTCTGCACTTCCTTTTCAAATGAATCCAAGGACGTCAAATTACGTTTATTTAATATTCCGTAATTATGAAGGAAGGTCTTTAGAGATTGATAATCTTCTCTCTTTGAAATTTCAAATAAATCGTAAGGAGTTAGTGATAAATCAATTCCTACCTCGTAAATCTTATTATCTGCATAATAAGCTGAGGTAATTACATTTCCTTTTTCCATAACATTCTCCATAAAATATAAAAAGCCTTGTGTAAACCTAAATAGTGGAATTTTACACAAGGCCTACAATTTGTGTATATGGTGGGGCGATAGTTCCCACATCTCATCAGAATTTACATTCCTACCCTTTACACTTTCGTGCGCGATAGCCATCTTTCTATCCTCACATACACAATCAGAATGTTTTCTTTCAGCCAATAGGCCTATCCAGTTCGAGGTGAACACAAACAACCCTACGGAAGCTATAAGCACTATGCATGCTGGAACACAGTACCTAATCATAGCTTAACAGAATTTGATCTGTAACAAACAAGATAGAGCAGCAAGCTTATCTTCACCCGTATATTACATTATTTGCTAGTGAATTTCAATCAAATTTCTCCTATTTTTGTACTTTTTTGTAACATTTTGTAATCTAATATCACTTTTTATAACAACTTATTCATCATATCTACAATACTCTTGTCTTTTGTATCAAACCAGTGTGCATATGTATTGTGCAATGTTTCAACTGTATCTCCCAAGCGTTTGGCTATGTCAAAATCTGAGAATCCAGCTCCTGCCATGTTATTAATTAGAAATGATGCATGTGAATGTCTAAAATCATGAATTCTTATTTTAGGCAATCCATCATCTTTTTCTTTTGCCTTATTATATGCATCATCAAATCTTCTTTGTACTGTCTGAGGTGATATTGGTTTATAGTATCCAAATACAAATTTATCTTTTGTGAAATCATCCCATTTAGAACATTCTAAAAGCCATTCTCGAAGCATTTTAGACAATGTGTTAGGCATTGTGATAGTTCTATAGCTATTGTTTGTTTTTGGTGGTGTAAGCCATTTATTAGGGTCTTTCTCTTTGTATCTATATGTTTTGTTGATGTCTATAGTTTGTTTTCTAAAATCAATGTCCTTCCATTGTAGGGCCATGGCTTCACCTTTTCGTAATCCCATATAGAATAAAACAGAATAAAAGCATTTCATCATTTGTTCATCCACTTCTTCAATGAATAAATCAAAATCATATTGCTGCCATATTGTCATTTCTTCTTTTCTTTCATTCAATCTAAGATCACGTTTTACATATGTCATTGGATTGGTTGGAATGTATTCAGAAGTAACACCAAATTTATATAGCTTATTTAAAAAGAAATATATTCTTGATACGTATGCTTTTGAATATTTCTCATCAAATTTGTTGATCAAGTTTTGCATTTGCCTTTTATCTAGAAAATCAATATCCTTCATTTCCTTAGAAAGAACATTGTACAAATATTCATCTGATTTTAGTGTTGATTCTTTTACATACTTTTTATTATATTCTTTAAAAGCTTTATACAGTCTGTCAAAATTCATATCTGATGGAAGCATAAAGAAATCTTTTCTGAATTCAACCTCAGCTTTTTGTGCTTCCCATTTAGAATCAAAACCACGTTTACGATATCGCTTTATACATTTACCATCTTTATATATTTTTCCAGCAAACATATATTTTCCTGTCTTCTTATCTAATTCCACTGCCATTTTTTGTGCCCTCTTATATGTCCATAATATGCAAAAAAAAGGTATAATTCAATATTTTAATATCAAATTATACCCCAATATACCCCAAGGAAAATAAAAAAGCCTTTAAATAAAGGCTTTAATTTCAATGGAGCAGATGAGGGGATTATATAAATACCTCATATCTGTTGATATTTGATGTTATTTACATCATTATCTACGTATTTTGATAGCACTTTGTTGTTTTGTACCCCAAAATGTACCTCACTGCTTCACGCAAGAAAGATAATACAGTATAAACTATATTATGTCAAACATTTTTTGAATTTTTTTATTGAATCTCAATCAGTGGTCCACAGTTAACCCATACTCCACCAATCTTTGCAAGATTTTTCTTGGCATCTACTGCATCTACTCGAATACGTGTAACATAAACAATTGCATTTGTTGTATGCAATACATTGTCGTTATATCCGTCTGAGTTTGGCACTTTGTCGACCAATCGAATTGGAAACCAACCGCCTAATTGAGATAAGTAACAACATAAATCATCACCAATCTTTTTCAAACCTTGGTCACCAATTTTCATCTTCTCAGATGTTACGTATGATCCTTCGTGCAGAATTTGGTCAATAGCTTCTCCACTTGATACAGTCGTATTTGTTTTTGTTGTAGAAGATGTTTTTCCTGGCACATGTGGGTCTGAATCAATTGCAGCATCATTTGTCCATCCAATAGGAGTTCCATTACGATCAACACGATATGGATATTTAGCTCCTTTAATTACTCTACCAATGACACCTGACCAATCACCTTTTTTAACTGTTGAAGTTCCGTAGCAATTCACACTCAATGTGTTTGTACAGATAGGTAAATTAACTGAATATTTTTCTCCACTAGGAGTTGTAGGTTTTGGTGTTTCAACCTTTCCATCTAACTTAGCATTTACTTCATTAGCCAATTGTGGCATACGTGCTTCCAACCATGCTCCAGGGCATGATGTAGCCGCAAACATTTTATGCATAGTTAAAGATCCACTCGAATTTCCCGTATAATTCAATCTGAATCCATAACGTTTACAAATATCAACACATAGATTCACCAAGCTATCCCAAGTAGCTTGTGTCATTTCTCCAGTTGCGTTATTAATGTTTCCACATTCAATTGTAATTGATTGAGAATCATTCAACCAATTTGAACTTGTCCATGCAGCATTTTCTTCATCAACACTGCATGCAATGTCTCCATTAATTCCAATACAATAATTGGAAGATGCTTGACGAGTATTTCGTGCAAAATAATCTGCACATTGTTTACCACTCCACGCCGCAGCCATGTAGTGTGGAGTGATTTTACAAACCTTATATCCAAAACGACCATCATAATGTTGTGATGTTCTGTTACAATATGTTGCTAATCCGGAATATGACATTCTTCATCTACACCTTCTTCCTTGCCATTGCTTAATTCTTTTTTTGCTTCTTCTGATAGATTCTCATAATCTACTACTTTTTCTTCATCATTCATTATTATTCCTCCGGTACACTAATTTCAGGCAATCCGCCAATACTAGTCAGCAACGAGACGATACCTGACAAAAACGCTGATGAAATTACAACTCGCCAATCAACAGCTTCCAATAATGCTGATGCACCAATAACACCAACAGCAGTTTGAGCAATTGTCTTCAATGCTCTAATACTTGCATAATAGCCATATTGAATCCACCATTCTTTACTATATTTTTTCATTTACAAATACCTCCTATCCTAATGATAGTATTTAAATCGTTTGTACACTGTACAAAATAAAAGACCGTGTTTAACGGCCTTATTGATACATATTAAACATGTCTCGAATATGTGTCTTAATCATTGTTTTTTCTTCATCTGAATCAACACATTCGTGAATCATAGTTACGATTTGTTGCATACATTTCATTGTCTTATCTAATTCACGATGAGACTTTTCTAAATCCATTTCACCTTTTGTACGCTCATATTCTTCTTTGAACGCTTTATATTTTTTCAGATGTTCCGCAAGCTTATAAACAATATCTTCTGTTTCTGGATCATGAATATTATATCCATCATTATCTTCTTTTAATCTTGCAACAGTTGAAACTCCATCTTTCCCTATCTCAATTTGATATTTATTTCTCATTGCTTCTATAGTTTCAATGTCTTTGATATTATCCAAAGCTTGAGATAATGCATGGAAATAAGATTCTGCATATCCATATTTCTCTAACATGTTTACTGACTCATGCATTATCTTCTCATTAACTTCCATTGCTTTATGCATATTTTTCACCTACGCAATCTTTTTAATGATGATGTTTGCATTTTGAACAGATAAATCTAAACCACTGTTATTTGCCAATGCAATTGTATAAGATGCACCACATGGTACTTGAATTAGAGTGTCTCCGCTCACATTTCCATACGCACTTGCAGTTGCAACAGTATAAATAGATTGTGTTCCGCCAATTGCTTCTCCGTTTTGTTCAAGTACTAAAGAAGCCACTCCTGCCGCTGCACTCGTAATATCCGCAGTATAAGTTACTTCATAGATGCCTTGTTTTGTAAGTGTAAACAATCCGCTTCCTAAATCGTGTGCCAACCATCCTTTACATGGGCACTGGCAAGATTTGCTTCTTACACGATCTGTAGGAAATAATACATTATTTGAATTAGTGACTGTCTGAACAGCCGTAGCAATACTATTAATCATTTCTTTTTTCCTCCTATTAAAATAGGGATAGCCTTTCGACTATCCCGTTAAATCCAAAGGCAATTGCCTAATCACATATGTGCTAGATTATAAGTTGTTGTAGCCATTACATCCACCTGCGTTATAAGCGTAATATGGTGAACATGTAATGTAAGCTGGTTTTGGTGTTGGTTGCAAAGTATTAATGATATTTGCAGATTGTGCCTGTTGACTTAATTGGAAATTAGCCGTCAATAAATCACGGTCACGATCAGCTAAACGATCACGTAATTCTTGCATAGTGTTTGCATTGATCAACGCACGTGTTGCTTCACCTTCTGAATGAATTGCCGTTGTAATGTCACAGGTATTTTTGAAACTTTGAGCATTTACATTGTCAATTGCTCGTTGAGTGTTGCAGCAGCATTCTTGTTGCTGAGCTTGCAAGTTTTGAAGTCCTAACTGATTAGTATAGCGACTTTCTAATACATCACGTTGCGTTTGACAACCTGTTTGAGATACATTTGTGTTTGTGTTAAAAATGTCTCGTTTAATGAATTCTTCATTTAATAAAGAATCATTTGTTAGGTTTCCGTTGCCATATCCTCCATATCCAAATAATACGAAGATTAGCAAGATCCAAATCCACCAACCTCCTCCGTTTCCAAAGCCGTCATTTCTTTCGGCTAAGTTGTAAGTTGGTTGAATTCCCATTCCGTTTTCCATCATATATGTTCTCCTTTCTTTTTATAATAACGGTTTAGCCGTTGTTACCTGATTCCAAACTGTTTTGCCATTTGTTGCAGTTGTTGCTTTTGTTGTGGATTTAAATTACCCATCATCTGATTTAAAATCATTTGTGGATTTTGGCCACTGTTCATAAGCATTTGAAACTGTTGAAACGCTTGTGGATTTTTCTGTGATAGCATATTCATTAATATTTGTTGGGGATTTCCCATATTCATCATGTTCATAGGATTCATATTTCCCATAATACTTTTTAAAGGATTCATTTTGTTTGTGCTCCTTTCTTTGGTTGCTCATTAGCTTGTTTTGGTGGTTTGCTTAATGCACATATCAAATCATCTAATTTCTTTTCGATTCCATTTACACGATTTTCAATACTGTTAGAATTATCTTCCGTGATTTCTTCAAATTTGAACTTTTTAAATGTTCCGTCTAAAGCCTTCATATAGAAAATAGATTTGTTATTATCAAATAAAATCGTAGGTAGATTTGCATTCGCAAAGTTTTTAGCTTCCTGTTCGTTATTCACCCATTTTCCATTAAAATCAAAATTTCCTTGTTGTTGTGGTGTAATCTGATTATTAATGTTGATAGGTGGAATATTTGCATACTGTTGTACTTGCTGAATTTGTTGATCTATCATTTGTCTTTGCTGCATCAAACTGTCAATTCGTGCTTGTGCCGGATTATAATTGTTATACATTTCAACCACCTCTTTACGCTTTAATTATATGGTTATGTAACAAATAACTTAATACTCGAATAATACTCATAAAATACCCAAAATAAAATGAGCAACCATTATAGATTGCTCACATATTTATCGAACATTTTTCTTGCTTTGCATACTCTGTTCCTTATAGTTTGTACTTCCATATGTAATGCATCTGCAATTTCTTTGCATGACATATCATACACGTATCTCATAATCAAAACCTGTTCATATTTCTTTCTTAATCCAACAGATTTGATAAGTATTAATGCATCATTAGGACGTATCTCTTTTAATCTGTCAGCTTTGTTAATATAAACCACCGCCTTAATTAAATTCGTTGGTTTGAATTAGCTTCGCAAGAACAATTATTCACATGATCATCTTTCCAATAACCACGACAAACAATAGTAGAATAAAGAACAATAATCACTAAAACCAATACTGTAATAATCGTTCTACTTGTTTTATAGTTTCTATCAATTAATTTTGAACAAAAACCATAAATGTTATCTACTTTTTCTTCTACATTTTGAAGTTTCTTGTTTGCATCTTTAATATCCATTTTTATTACGTTCCTCCAACGCTTCTACACGATTAAACAAAGTCTTTATTTGTTGTTTTAGTTCTGAAAGCTCCACTTCCATTGAATTACTTCCTTTTTTAATTTCTGAAATTGAATTCTTTATATCACTTAAATCTGATTTAATATGTTCCAATTCATTCTTCAAAAATGCCATATTGGATATTTGCTCCCCATCCATCTTTCGTGTGCCACGGTTATAAGTAATAAATGCAATTACAAGCATGCATGCAGAAATAATAACACTAAGATATTCACCGCTCATAGAAACATCACCTATTTATTAATAATAGAATCAATTTGCTCTACACTAATCCATCCGATAGAAGCAAAGATTTCTAAATCACTCTTTGTAAATAAGCCTAATTCATAATACGATTTAATCAATTCATAACTCATACTACTTCACCCCATTCAATTGAGCTTTTAATTGAGCAATCTGTAGCATTAATTGTGCATTAATCTTTTCTTGCTCAGTAGGCTCTGCTTTTGGTTCTTCAATAGTTGATTTTTCTGCTTCTGCAACCTCAACCACTTTACCATTCACATATTTATAGTTATATCTTCCGTGTTCGTCTACTATTCCTTTTTCTAGGTATTGGCTTTGAGCGTGTGCGTATTTATCACCTTGCCCTTTGTCGATTTCAGTCATAGTCGACATTTCTTCTTCTGATAAAAAGATTTCTGAATTAATAGATGTGATGTATCCGTCTTGTAAGGATACATATACTTTATATTCGTTGTTCATAGTTCCTCCTAATAGATTTCGGCGTCTAGCATTAAGCTATTATCAAACGTGACTTGTCCAAAAGCGCCCGAGCTTATTCCACTACCTGTATTGACAACAACTACCTCATTTTTTGAGTCTATAAAAGATGTCCAATTATTAGTTTTTAGAGCAAGATATGCTTTCGAACTTAAAATAGATACAAAATTAAACTGATTCGCAGTACCACTTTTTAATGTGATATATGAAATCGTTGGCTTTGTCCTCATTTTGCATCTTGTATCAATGTTAATGACAGACGAATCTGTATTTGCATTCAATATAGTTCTCCATGGCTCAAAAATCACCGTATAATACTGACATTTCGTTAATTCTTCTGCATGGTTTGGAGCAACAAATGGGGTTGCTACTGAGCCTTGCTCTACTTTTGCATATTTCAAAGTTAGCGTTCCACTTAGGACTCTGATATAAAGCTTTTTAATCCCTTTATTGAAATGGAATACATTTAAACCATTCTTCAAATTTCCAATATTCGAAGTTGTAGTACCGTTTAATTGTGCTACTAATACCGTAGCAGAGCCACTGATACCTACTACATAAACTTGAATAGTTACGTCGCCTTCGACTGCGTCCTCTAAGATTTGGCTAAACGTGCCATTGCTATATGATGTAGGTGATAATGTGATTGATTTATCAGGATTAACTGCTAATTTATGCCCGTATAAACTCCATCTATCAACTGAATACACATTCTTGATTGTTGTGCTGGAAGCACTTTCGTAGCTTGTAGCACCTCTTTGATTGATTTTAAAATCCGGATTAATTAATAGATTCGGATTACTGAATTTAGTTCCTAAATAATTTGATAATTGTGTTAATGTACCTTTTTTTAATCCTGCTCCGTTATGTACAGGCAATAGACTTGTATCGGTAAAGCTAGGCAATGCGTCTAATTCTGTTACTTGTTTTCCTGCCATGTTATTCCTCCTTGACTTTATATGTCCAATCCGTGCCAACTTCCCCACTTGCTACTTCGTAAGACCAATCGGCTAGGATTGTATTTCCTTTTTCATCCACTAAATCTTGAGCGCTTGTTGCGTTCAAGTTAGTGGTAAAGTGGTTATTCATAACCATTTCATTTAGTGCATTATGTGATGTGGTTACAGACTTAATCTTCGAGACAAGCCACTGAATAGAAGCTTTGTCTTTGAATACGAAACCCATATACTAACCCCACATTGTGTTTAAATCATTTGTAGTAATCGCAGTTAATTCTGAACTCTTAACATACGCCGATAAATCAATGTCTGTATTACCAATCTTTTCATATGTCTTTGTCTCTGAAAGCCAAATATACTCATCATAGATATCTTGCGTTCCGTGTGAATGTGCCACCAAATAAATAACACCATTAGAACCTGTAGCAGGTAGACTTGTTACTTTCTGATATTTAATAGATGTAATATTTCCAACTGCCGAATTAATCAACGATTGTACTTGTGATTGTGTTTGATATCCTTTAGCCGTGATAATTGACTCAACAGCCGTTGCCGACTGATATCCACTGTCATTTGTTAATTGTGATGTCTTTGTTGGTACTGTAACATCTACGGCTTTTGAACTTGGTTCAATTTTTGTTCCGTTAACCTTTACTGATTCAATTACATTTGCTTGAGCACCACTTGCGATACCACTTAATTTTTGCTTTTCTGCATTTGTATAGTCATTTGTTGATAATCCTTTTCCATTTACAACATTAACTTTCCCATTTAATGCAGATTTAATTTTACTGATTAAGAGCGTCAATCCACTCTTATCTAAATATTCAATAGCCATTCTTTTTCCTCCTATAGACTATTCCATAGCTCATCTAGTTCGGTTGTTGATACAGATGTTACAGAGCCTTCTGCCATAGCACCTACATCTTCCGGAGTGTATACCGGTCTTGTTTCTGCTTTTGCCCATGTCGGAACTGTTGGGTCTATTTCTTCAACTTCACCAATGATTTCGCTACCATTTAATTTCGGCTTGTTCTTTAGCTTGTTGTAATCGGATGTACCTCCTCCATATTGTTCCTTGACTTCTAAATTCAAATCATCACTATTTCCATCTACTTCTATATCAATCTGCTCTGAGTCATCTTGAACATCCAACGTAACTTGATTCATTAAAATCATGTAATCACTTCCTTATCAAGGATTCTATGTACTGTAGTTGTAGCTATTGAGCTTGCTATCGCTAATCCATCTTGTGTTATAGCTCTTAATTGTACGTTAACTATCCCTTTCTTGAATTTAAGTGTTTCTTCTTGTGTTAATGTGATTCTAATTTCATCATCTTCAATTTCAATTTGAGACATATCTTTTCTTAAAAGATATCCATCTTGTTCAAATGTAATGTAAACACTTTTTAATTCACTTAAATCTATATTGTTAACATTTATAACAATTGTCGGTGTTGTTCCTTGTCTCATAATCTCACCTATTCAACTTTATATCGCCAATCTGCTTGCAATATGTTATTTTCTTCATCTATCAGTTCAGAATCTATATCAATTAATAAAGGTGTATAAAAATGGTTATCTAATATCATTTCCATAATATTAGAAATCTGTATTCTTACCGCATTTCCAGCTGTTGAATAAATTGTTCCGTCATATCCTATACGAATATCCGTTATTTCAGTATTGGCATCAGGCAAGTTTCCTGAATCGAATAATTGATCTACTCTAGATTTCAGAACACTTAAATCCTCAAAACGTATGCCATACTTGGAAATCAAATCATTTAATTCTTTAATCCCTGAATCTTTGATATTTGTAATCGTTGTTACACCTGTATCACGTGCTTTTCTTATATCCTCCACTGCTTGATTGCACTTTTCGGACACTAATAAAAGCAGCATTGCAATCTCATCTCGTTCATTTTGATCTAATGAAGCAGATTTTGAATATATACTTTCAGGAGTAACAACTCTTGATAGTGTAGTAGACCATCTTTTTTGAATAATTCCATCGTCATCGACAATAACCGCACTCACCACAAAATAAAGATCTCCTTTATTTTTTAATGCGTTATTAGGTACAATCCATGCAAATTCACATGTATCATAGTAAGTAACTTTATCTGTAGTTATACTTGACCCGATAATGTTTTTTGAATCTCGATAATTAACTCGTATTAAAGCATCTTCCATTTTAAATATTTTTGAAACTGTATTGATAACCCTAAACCGAATATATTTAGAATCTTTATCGTATTGAACACCAAATACGTTTTCAGGATCAGGAATATAAATCTCACGAGTACGTGCATCAATGACAAGCGTCTCATCATCTACACCTGCATATGTATCTAAGTCAAAGCTTAAAGTTGCATTTAATTTAGCCATTTCTACCCTCCTCTTACTATCAATGTACCAGATAATGGTGTATCATGAATACCATTTGCCATTACTCGAATAGCCCAAGAATAAGTTCCAACTTCTAAATCATCTGTAGGACACCTGATTTTTAAATCATCTTTAATTTCAACACATTTAACCATTTTAGAATTTTTCATAATAACAAATAAACATTGATCTTTTTCTCCAGGTATAAATGTGTTTCCACTTTTGAAATTAAAAGATATTTCAGAAATGATAGTATCACCTTGACGAATAAAGATATGATCTCTTTTTATCTCCATGTATGTTCCTCCCTTCTACTTATATAGAATTGCCTTTTTCCATTCCAATCCATCAAAAACAAATAATCTGCATAACTGATATTTACTTCTGTTTTGTGTAACTGCTAACGAATAGCCACGTTTCCATCTTGTTCCATCAAACTGCCATACTTCCATATGAGTAAACGTTGTATTGAATTTAACATTCACCCATGAAGATCTTCTGCCTAATGAATCTGTTACAAGTACTTGAATCGTTTTTTCTGTATTTTTTGGAATAGAAGATAGCGTAAATTTTCTAGAATTCACTGTGTTTTGACTTGAACCATCTTTATATGTTACTGATTTAACATGCCCATCATCTGACGTGTGCACTGTAAATTTCACATCATCTGTAGTTCCACTACCTTTGATAATTTCAAAATCTACATAAGTTACATATACAGCTGCGTAGTTTTCCAATGTAGTAGCCTTTAATACCGTTTGTGCCAATCTATTTCCGCTACAGTCTGCCATATAAGGTTCTACATGAAATTCATATTGTGTTTTTTGAGTAAGACCAGTAAATGAATAATTTCCATTTAAATTATTACTTACAAATCGTCCATCCTTATTAGAATATAAACGTAATGTATATAAGTTATATGGATTTGTTTTCAGCTTTCCAAAAATTGAAATGACATTGTTTCCAACATCTGATATCCATGCATCATATGATGGTAAATCAATTAATGGTGTAGTTAAACTTGCTTTTCCAGATAAATTAGGAAAGCCTTGGCAACTTGCATACCATTCAAAAGACCGTTGCCTATTACAATACATAGGGTCATTTATTTCTCCTAGATAATACCATCCTGAATCCTGGATATAATTTAAATCCCATCGTGAAATAGTTTTAGAAAGGCCTCCAAGAGTCACAACATTGTTTGCTTGGATTTTGAAGTTTCCAGTATATCTAAACCTTACATCCGCTTTAAATCTTAAATTAGGATACGACCCTTCATATCTCTCATTGTAAGATTCAAACGTAAGTATTAAATACGGATTATAGGTTAGCGTTGCTAAAACAGTCATACACTACGCCTCATATTTAATATAGATATCTCCTGCTTTATCACTAGCCTTTACGGTAGGATTTGTAGTTCCACTACGTACATTTACAGTAAGCTTTAATCGATTATCCAATTGTTTTTGATATCCTTCCAATGTTTTAATGGCTGTTTGTGCCTTTGCAATCGCATCTAACAGATTTTTAAAATCTTCCGTTGAATCAATACCACTATCTAACGCAAAGTTCTTTACAACTTTGATTTTAAATGAGAATGAAGTTACAAACGAATTATCTGAACTCAATACGATTTCGGCACTTACAATACCTGCTTCTGCTAGAATATTCGCAAACGTTTCTGTGTCAGAGAATGTAATTTCATATGCATTTGAGTTTTCAAATCGTGATACGCTAGTCGCATCCACACTTATATTTAATCCACTTGGCTTTTCAATCCACAACGTAGCCGTTAATGATGAGTCAGTTTCTGACGGTTCATCTACAATCACATCATCACTCACAAATACAATAAGTCCTCGCCCTGTATCTCCTTGAAGCATTTCCAACATTAAATCAGGATTTTCTTTTGTAAGACTTACAGTTAAATGACTATATACAATCGCCATGTTATACCTCACTTTCTAATACAAGATCTAAATCTTCAGGAAGTTCTTTAACCAAGTTATAGGTCAGTTTGTTTAAATAGAATTTTTCCCTTTTACCAAACTCAGTTTCTACATAAATAGAATCATTTATTTTTAACATCTGTGCATCAGGCACATTAGATGAAAATAGTTCTTCAAATTTAATAGACGTTTCTGTTTTTGGCTCTTGCAGTTCTTTCTTCAAAGATTTTTTAGCTTGTATTCTAAGATAGTTTCTTAAGTTTGCTTCATTCGTAAATACGCCCAGTGTTGTTTTCTTTGCTCCTGAATCATCCGCAATCAATTTGATATCCGAATATTCTTTCACATCAATTCTATGGATCTCATCTGTATTCCAATTGCTAGCTTTAACGATTTCGTTATTTGGTAGAAGTCGTCCATTGTACGCTTTCGGTATGATTCCTGTAACTACATTTTCCATTGATTTTTTCTTAGTGTATTCAGACATTTCTTTATTACTTATAAAGAAATCGTTTGGCTTCAAATAAGAAGCATAATAATCTGAATTTCCAAAATAACAGCCATAATTGTTGAACATCGCAACATATCTGTTGTTTTCACATTCAGGCCATCTATTCATCATGGAATTTTCTTCCGTGCCAAACAAACATTGAATCAGGTTATATCGAACCCAATATGCCGTTTGTGTGGAATCCACATCTTCAATCATCCATTTACACGCATTTCCAACTTCGGCAGTTCCTCTATCTGCAACAATAACTTTGTTTCCATTGCCTATACTCGTTGAACTAGGATATATGCCATAATATATGTTTCCATATGGTGCAATTTCATAACTAGAACCATTGTTAATGAACCACCATTTTTCTGAATTGTCTGAAGGACTTTCAGATAGACTACCTAGCGCAACCTTTTTTGAATCCAATTTAATCCATCTACATGAACATAAAGATAAAATTCCATATATATCTCCATATCTATCTGAGCCAACTTTTTTCAACATGAAAGTCTGTGCAGACGTTCTGTTTCTTTGATGTGTCTGTAATTGTAAAGATGCATCTTCACTTGCGTTTGGAACATCCAAACAATACCCACTATTCTGAACATTACGGAAATAAACGATTTTTTCATCCTCTGCATTAACATTTGCATAATTCGCATATTCTCCATGTCCATAAATCTTATAAGGATAATTTGGTCGAGACTTTGTGATAATATCATTTGCGGTATTTATCGCATCTTGCCACGTACCACTCATAGTACGATCATCAAACACAAACGCTTCTTTTTGAGAATCAAAGAACACATGCGTTGCATAGCATGTATATGTGTCACTTTGTTTGTTGTATTTCGGATAAACAATTCTATATAACTGTGGTTCTTCAAAATTTATGTCTACTTTAAATACAGATTCATCACTGATTTCCATACCCATCAAATCACTTTTTGGAAATTCTATTTCTACGTACCAAACAGAATTTCTTTCAAATACTGCCTTAGCACTTATACAATGTTTTAAAATCACATCTCCATTACGCTCTTTCATTTGTGCAAATGTTGTTTTTTTTCTAGAAAAGAATAAATGAATCATCTTTATTTCTCCCTATAATTACGTATAATTTCTGCACGAATAGCACCAATATCTGTTGTGATCAATACATTATTTGAACCATAATTAAACTTAAGACCATCAAATGATCCACTCGTTTTTAACGTGTCATATTTATACGATCCATTTTTATAGTATGTTTTCATATAAGAATTTTCCGTATTGATTTCAACATAAGAAATATCCGATGTACCATTGAAAGGATTTGTGATTGTAAAGTTGTTTCCATTACAATTGATCGTAATAGTTTTTGCGTTCATGGAAGTGTTATATAAACGATAGATTGGATAAGCCGTTTCATAATAATTCGCAAGTTCTACTTTTTTTCCACTTACAATATCGTACGGCCTTGAGTATTTATTTACGTATCTGTAAGGTTCACAAATAAATGTGATCGTAAATTCACTCGCTCGTCCAAAATCTCTTGAATCCATATCGAACGTTACATTTTTTACTTTCCAATAATGTTCTCTATCATCACTAGTTAGTTCTAAAATCCCTTTATTTCCATTGAAATATTGTTGGATTTTATAGATGCGATCTAGATATTCTTTCTTGCTGTTTAAAACAAAGTTGCATTTGATAGGAATTTTGCGGTCTTGATATACACCTGTATGACGATACGATGTAGTACCGTCACCAAGTGTAGATGTTTCTACAATTTCCTCTGCCATAGGAATAACAGGGCGCTCACTTACCTTTAATAAATACATAATATTTTGTGTATAACGCAGTTTATTTTCAGGTGTAAATCTAAAATGATACATTCTATGAACCTCCATTTCCCCATGATTTCAACATATCTCGAATTGATATAATTTCTTGTACAGTATCTGTAACAACATTTCCATCCAATTGCATAGGTTGTAGATTGATTGTGATATTGCTATCCAATATTGCATTTAAAGCACTCGTTAAATTGTCCATTCTTTTGTAAATACCATCCAAGTTTAAATTGTATGCCATAGAATTAGAGCGCGATACTGTACCACCCATAATAGATGTAGTAGCATCACTAGCCGCTGCATATGCGCTTGTATCAGCCAACGCTGCAATAGAATCAGCACTCATAGGTGCAACATCAGAATCGACAACAGGTCGAGATAAATTATCTAAAGAATGTTTTTCAGTTTTGTGTACAGTTTTCTTTATAGTTGTAATGATAATAGGATCTTTGGCGGCTGCTTTTGCGTTACTGATAGCTTTTTCAACTTTTTTTGCATAATCTATAGCTGCTTGCGCATACGGCTCATAATTTTTAATTAATGCACTTCCACCTGATTTTCCCATAGAACCACAAGATGCCTTTGCATTGGATTTTCCATCGCCCATCTTATCTCCAATATCTTTGGATTTTTTTGAAGATTTATCTTTAGCTTTATCTAATTCCTTTTCTAATTCGTCAACTCCGCCTTTTCCCAAAGCTTTCATTGCATCGGAAACGGATATTTGATTACTAGCGATTGCTTCTGCAACTTTAGGCGAAACTTGTAATCCATCATATCCCGCCTTTTGAACAGCTTCGTTAAACTCAATCATGTTATTCAATTGAGCGTTTGCTTCACTAACGCTTCCTGCATTCTCAACAATACTTTCTGCAATTGCAGCAGGTATCGCTAAACCAGCTTGGCCAGCGTTTTCTGTTAATTGTTGGAATGTAAGCATCTGAGTTATAAAATCACGAGCAGTTGTATAACTTTCTGTTCCGTTCATGATTCCGTCTGTCAAATTCTTAGGAATTTTATAGCCATCTTCTGCGGCCGTATCTACAACTTCTTGCAATTGGCTTTTTAAAGTATCACCAATTTCTTTTAAACCTCCCGTTTCTAATTGGTTTGTATAATCTGCTAATTTTTGATTAGACTCAAGAAGCTTTTCACCCATATTACCTAATGAAGCAGTGACCTCATCCATTTGTCCTTTTACAATGCCTAATTGATCTGTATATTGAGCAATCTTTTCGTTGTCATGATCTGCAATGGCTTCTTTTTGCTTTTGTTGTAATTCTACGTATTTACCACGTAAATCGTATAAAGTTGCACCTAGTTCTTGATATTTGGATTCTTGAGTAACAATAGACTTTGTGGTTGTCTTAATTGCATCAGCATATGCTTCTTGTTTAGCAGCTTCCTGAATTTTGTCGATATATTCTTCTAAAGCACCAACATTTTCAAACACTTTTCCAGTATTATCAGCAACCTTGCCACTGTTTTCATCTACTGTTAGATTAAGATCAGGATAAATAGCATTTAACTGTTCAACCTTTTCACGCAATAATTCTTTTTGTGTTTCTGATTTATTTTCAACATCATTTAGTTGTTCAATCTGAGTAACTAAATTTTTTGCTACCTTTTCATTTGATTTATATGTATCAATATATCCTTCTGCTTTAGATGTGTATTTATCTATTTGAGCATTGTATTTTGATAAACCATCAATAACTCTTAAATCAGCTTCATACAAGGCATCTTTCGCTTTTAAATCTTCAATTTCCTTTTGCTTAACCTTCTCAAACATAGGAACTAATACAGCAATTTCAGCAACCGCTAATCCTGCTGCAATGCCTAAGCCTGACAATAACACACTTGTAGACGAGAAAGCACCACCTGTAACCGTAGCTTGTGTACCAGCATCTGCAAGTGCACAAGTTAATTCGCTTGCTGGAGATAATGTATTTTCGATTGCTTTTACAAGGCTCTTTGTATTTCTAGCGAACCCCGCCATCTTCCCTACTCCATAATTCAGTCCATCTGAAATCTTGCTGATTGCTTTTGCAGTAGGATATGCAGCCGCAGTCACCAACAACAATTTTGCTATTGTTTCTTGTGTACTGTCATCTAAATTAGAGAACGCATTAGCCGCTTTCTTTACAACTTTTAAAATAGATGTAAGAGTAGGAGTAAACGCCTGGCCCAATTCATCAGCGGCTTGTTTAACTGCTTCCCATGTCTGTGACATTTGAGATTTTAATGTTCCATATCGCTTTTCTGCTTCAGTTGCCATGGCTGAATTCGCTTGCCATGCGTTTTGAGAAACATTTAATGCTCTAGCCAATACATCCGAACTTTGTGCCAAAGCACCCATTGACTGTGCTTGACGTACTTCCTTAATGCCTAATTCATCCAATGTTTTTGTAACATCCGCCGATTTTCCAATACCTTCTACAAACTTTAAGAATGTTCCCGCTGCATCTTCTCCCCAAGCCTTTTGGAATTGTTGAGAAGTCATGCCAGATACTTCTGCAAACTTCTGTAGTTTCTTATCTCCCGTTGAAACAGATAGATCAATTGTCTTCAACATTTTAGAAACAGAACTACCACCAGCAGCGGCTTCAATACCTAATGAAGATAACGCAGTTGATAATCCTAATACTTCATTAGAGTTAAAGCCTACCATCTTACCAGCAACACCTAATCGTGTTGCCATTGCCATGATATCTGCTTCGGTTGTAGAGAATTTATTTCCCAAATCTACGATTGTAGAACCTAAACGAGAATAATATGTATTCGTCTTTTTAGACTGCGAAACCATTACGTTTGAGAACTTGGCAATACTTTGTGCTGCTTCTTCACCAACAAGATTTGTAGTATCACCCAATTCTGTAATAGTTTTAGTAAATCCAACAATAGAATCTGTAGGGATACCCATTTGTCCTGCAAGTTCTGCATAATGTGCAATATCTTGATATGTACTCGATGTATTTTGCGCAAGATCTTTTAAGCCTGCATTGATTTTTTCAAACTGTTGAGGGGTTGCATTTACTGTTTTTGTAACACCAGTCCATGCATCCTCAAAATCAATTGCAGTTTTTGTTGCTCCGACAATAACCGCTGCTGACAACGCAGACAATGGTTTAATAGTTTCTGCAAATTGATTTGCTTTCTGACTAGCAACACCAAATGAATGTGATAATTTTAATATATTTTCATTATCTGTAATAAAGCTTTTACTCAAGCTCTTTAGTTCATTGTTTAATGTTGCTGCACCAGCTCTTAGACCATTAAATGTCCTTTGCGATTCCTCATACGTGCTTCCTAAATCAACAAGGTTTTTCTTTTGTTCCGCAATTTTCGCATTGTATTCCTTTTGTGAAGCACTATTTGCCTTCATAGAAACTGAAAGTTCTTTATTTCTAGCAGCTAGAGTGGAAATTGCGGTTTCACATTGTTCTGTAGTGTGATAACTATCACCAATCGCATCTTTCCATGCTTGGATTTGAGTTTGATTTGTCTTATATTCTTTTTGTAAGGCGCTCATCGCCGATTCAGTACTGTTTAATTTAGTCTGATATTGCGATAACGTGGCTTTTGATTTGTTAACTTGATCTGTCCATTGTTGTTGTGTTTTAGGATATTCTTTAAGCTTTTTGTTATAGACATCCAATTGCTTAGAAGTGCTCTGAATCTTATCCTTTAATAGATTTTGGTATGTCGCAAATGACGAGAAATCATTCGGATTTAGCTTCATCGAAGCTTTTAGTTTAGACATTGTTTTGTCTAATCCTGATGTTTCTCTTTTGATTTCATTTATCGCTTTCTGAAATCCTGTAGTATCTCCATCAATCTTTACGGAGATACCTTTTATTTGACTATAACCTGACAATTTTAGTTCCTCCTAAAATCTGTCAAAGTCGCTTTGGATTGCTTTACGGATATGTACTTTGTTACTAGATTGTTTGTCTGCTCTTGCACTCATATTGCTTTTAGCTATGATCAAGTCAAACATCATTCCAATGTCCATATCATCTATTTCATTCATCTTAAGCCCTAAATTCATGCACCCTATAATCAAATCAGAGTAGCTGACTATTCTTTTTTTTTGCTTTTTTCTTCTACATCTTCTGATTCACTATCGATAGTTGGACTGTTCGCAAAAACGATTTTTTCAAACACCACAATACCTACTGTGACGAATGTGTCATAGTCTACAACATTATCAATAAAATCTGAAAAATCTTCCGTTTCTTTTCCTTGAACAACATTATATGCTTTGATACATGCCCACAACACACGTTCAAAGAATTCTGAACCATTCGCTTCTAACAATACATAATATGCAGGTTCATCTTCTTCATCTGTTCCCACTTTATTTTTGATAGCTTCCGAAAACTTCATCTGTGCTTTCTGAGTGTCAACCAACATATCTCTATTGAAGTATTCTCTATAGATTTTCGCTGTCTTCCCTTTATAAAGAACGCCATATTCTTTTCCGTCAATTTTAATTTTTGTTTCCATATAACCTCACAAAGAGGGGGTTGCCCCTCTTATAATGTGCTCACTTCCTTTCCATCATCACTTTGTACAACTACCGGTGTGCCATCTTCCTGGCTCACTTCACTAGCTTTTGGACTAGGTAATGTTGGAGCAGTTGTAAAGAAACTCTCATAATTTGTATCGCCTTTACGACATTTTGACTTTACCCATTGATGATCACCTTGTTCTACAGGAACTGCTGTAATATCCATTGATGTTGTTTTTGGATCAGTGCTCTCTTCTTTTGTTTCACCTTCTACATTTGGTCGTGCAAATACAACCTTATAGAAGATATGTTTAGTAGCACTTACATCACCTTCAAATTGGAACATAAGCGCAACATTATTAGGCAATACGTTTGCATCTTCTGCTAAATTACCTTCTTCTGTTGTCACTGTATTGAAAATCATTTTTTCAATTTCTTCAGGAACTTCAGACATTTCCAAACTTCCTGAATATCCATTGTTTGTGTTCGTTGTGAAATACGCAGTGTTATCTGCATAATATGTATTTGTATCTCCTTCTGGATCTAGAGTTAATGATTTAGCACCTTTCCATGCAGTAGGCGTACCATATGTAATTGATCCTGCACTTTCTGTAATAGAACATACATGTACATTTTTTAGACCGAATCGTACTTTGTTTTTTTCTGCCATAGTTTTTATCCTTTCAAATATTTTTCGATTAAACTTGGCAGTTCCTTGATTGCGTTTGTTTCTCCATCCTTCCAGTGCTTAAATGCACGTGTACGTCTAGGAGAATTCCATAAATTATGTCCGTTTTCTAGTAAATGAGTTAATGAGTATTCATGGCCACTCGCATAAATAACACCGCGTGTATGTGCTAATTCACGTTCTATCTTATATGTGATAGACCTTTTATATTTGCCCTTTCTGCGTGTGTTTCTATGATCTACCCTGGCCTTAGCTTTAATAATATCTTTAGAATCTTTTGTCGTTTCTTCTACTGCTCTATCAATCTGCGCCAAAGAATGCTCTTTATATTCTTGAATCATCTTTCTGATTTCAGGCCCAAGCTGCGACATATCGCAATATACATCATTGACGGCCAACTAATGTCACCGTCCATTCTGTACAGTGTACTTTTTGGGTTGTTATATCTTCATCTGTAATGATTTGGTATGGTATTTCTAATTCATCAAACATGTCTTCGATTTTAGCTTCTAATTCAAAATCTTTTTGATTCGTCACTAATCTGTAAATGTAAACTCCAATTTTGCAATACGTCATATTATCCGCATTGTAATTATTTGTATAATCCAACGCATAATTCCCATAGGGGGTATGGGGTTTTGACTTGAAACTTCCATATACAAATTGTCCTTCACCTAAAAGTTCAGTGAATTTAGCAACGATTTGTTGTCTTACTGTTTCCATTCTCCAGCATCCTGTTGAACATATAGTTCAATCGTATCTCCGGATGGGAACGTACGATAAACCGCATACTTTTTGTCGTTGTATTTCACTGTTGTCTCATCATTGTAATCAATGCTTGGAATAACAAGCTTATACGCTAACTGTATGCCTGCCTGGTAGGCTTCATTAAATTCTTTTGAATAAATTCCACCGACTCGACAAAATACTTCCTTCTCCGTTTCGTTAACATGTTCCACACCATCTTCATCAACATATCTTTCTTTTTCAATCAGATATGCCACATCATAATAAAGATTATTCTCACGAGAATATTCATATGCCATACTATGTCACCTTCTTATGGGATTTATCTGTCATAAGAATCTGACGTAAATCCTCATATGTTTTAGCCATTGATTCTTTATATGAAGCATCCGTTGTACCAAATTTTGACTTTACATATGTTATTACCGCTACTACAATTTCATCTTCTAAATCATCTTCATCAAATAAGATATTTAATCTATCCAAATCATATAAACAAGCTCGGATATATGTTTTGATTTCATCATCATACGCATGTGATTTAGCTCTTGTAGCAGCAGTTCTAACACGTTCTAGAAGGCTTTCAGAAATATTGAACGCCATTATCTATCACCTAAGCTTTCTTCGCACTGCTTTTTCGAGTGGTTTTCTTAGGCTCATCATCTAATACAATAGGTTCTCCATCAGTTAATAAATGTGCTTCGGCTTGGCTTTCATCTGTTGAAAGACCCTCTTTGCTTAAGCTACTTTTTTTTTTAACAAGAAGATGTATTGAGGATCTAATACTTTACCATCATTGATAACTAATGCCTGAGTTACTTCCTCATTCTTTTCATAATCCCAGTACTTCTTCACACCAAACTGCATATTTGAGTTGATCGCATAGGCTTCTTTTCCTACCCAATACATTCCGAAATAGTCACCGTTTTGTGCTTCATCAAAATCTTTAAACGTATCATTTTCAACGAAATTAACAGTTCTAGCTTTGAATGTAGCGCGTTCTGCACCATCAATAGGATTATATGTTTCTGCATAAACAGGACGATTATTATCATCGGCCAACGTTTTAATGTTTGCTTCATATGTAGCAGGAGTCATGACAAACTCTGGTTTTAATTTACGCATTGACAAAGGAATCTTTGCGAACAATTTTGTTTGCCATGATTTCCAATCTTTCATTTCTGCTTCCGTAAATTCAATAATGTGATCTGCTTTAATACGGCCATCTGATTTATTAGCTTCCGTTAAGATACCTTCACATTCATTATTTGTAGAGTTACCTGTTAAAATTTCACGATCCATAGCTTCCAAATAAGCTTCTACAATAACTTCTGCCAATTTAGTTTCGAATGCATTTACAGTTAATACAGTTTGTAGTAATGTACGTGCTAAACGAATTTCACCAATCAAATATCCAAATTGTACAAAGTCTGTAACAGAACCGGCTTTTTGACGATCAGACACTGTTGTTTCAGCGATACGTTTAAATGTAGCCTTGAATGAACCGATAGGATATTTAACACCACCACGGAAATTTGTATGTAATACTGCATTGTATAAGTAACCACGTGATTTACTTAATTCAGTCATTACTTTCTGAACAATTGTTTCTGGAATTAAAATACCTAAATCCGCTGCTACACCTGCTTCTGCGCTACGTTGTCTTAAGATTTCTGACTGTTTTCCTTTTTGAACGAATTCCATGAATGCACTACGATACTCCATATCGTCTTCCATTCCTTTTTTACGTTCTGATAATCCTTTTGGCATTGATGGATGTGCTTTACCACGTGCTTGTTGCTGTTGTGTAACAAAAGTTTCATCTTCATCTTCAATAGATTTTGCCATAGTGTCTAAGAACGCATTACGTTGTGCAACCTGGCCTTTTAATTCTTTGTCACGCTTTTGTAAAATATCAAATTCCGCCTGTAACATTTCCAAGTTTGTATTAGGATCGTTTTTGTTGACCTCATCTTGAATTTCTTTAAATCTTTTTTGAATCTGTTCGTGATTCATTGCCTTGAATGCTGCTAGTTGTTGCTCTGTAAACATTAATTAATAGCCTCCTTAATCTGCAACAACAAACTCAGTCTTTCTCGTTTCTTTTCATTTTCTTTTTTAGTCCGTTCTTCATCCATTAAAGACTTTGCCCTTGCTTCAATAGATGTTTGATCATTTGCAGGAATCGACACTGCCGAAACATCATAAATTTTTGATACTTTACGTGTTGTCCACATCTTTTTAGATCTATCATATGATTCCTCATCCACCATGTACCTCCATGACATCTGAGTAACCATTCCTGCCTGAATACTGTCGTACAAGCGTTTTGCAGCTTCTGTTCTTCCTAAATCTGCTGCAACAAACAATCCGTGTTCATCTACTTCAACAATAAGTGAACCATTGCTTGTACGTGCATATACCATTCCTCCATGATCAAATTGGAAGATGATATCACTCATATCTGCGTTATCCAAACTTGAACGCTCAATCAACTCATATACATCATTACCTTCGTAATCTCGATAAAGAACATAAGGTTCAAATGTTGTAGCATATCCTTCAACATAGTACTGAGTATCAATCCGTTTATTTTCCGTCACCGGGTTCATTTGGAACGGGATCGAGCGCATTTGGATTTTGCTGTGGTTCGGTTTCCCCATTGTAACTAATTCCTCCTTGATTTGATTTAGTTACCTGGATATATTCACCTCGAATAAAACGTTTCTTACCTTCATCATTTGGTAAAGGCGCTTTGTTCATAATATTTAATGCCCCGTCTGTATCAATCATTCCACGGTCAAACATTTGAGTCGCAACATTCAATTTTGTCTGTGTTGAATCATACTGTAAACGATCGCTTGTAAGAATGATTTCACTACCATTCATAATCTGATTTACGGAATATAACATTCCACTCAACACTTCTCCAACTTCAATAAAGAACGGTTCAATAATTGATTCATAAAATGCATTCCATTCATCAGGTTTATATTTATTTTGTAAAATAGCTTCACTAATTCCAAAATAGCTGTATACACTATTTTCAATTGCCTGCTTCTGCTTGGCATCCACTAATAATGGTTTACTTTCAATAGGTTTTACTTCATCAAAACGATTATCAACAAGAAATACACCTGTTTCATTCTTGTTCAGGTTATTTCTCAAGATCATGTTTTGTTGTTCTTTATAATCCTCATCATCGTCAATTGGTGTTGAAATTTTAGCTAAGAATCGAACAATAGAACTAGACTTGATTGCATTGATTGCTCCTTCTTCCTGAGCAAGCATCAATTTAGCTGTTGTATCAAATGCATCATTCGTATCACCAAAGTAATCATTTTTATACTGCATTTGCCTTAGATGCCCTACTTTGCTATACTCAATTAATTTTGTTTCGCCATAGATGAAATTAAAATAAATATAAACTACACCATTGATTTCTTTTAACTGACACTGACTTGGTACTGCGGGCCACAATCCCTTTATCATTCCATATTCATCTTCAATTGGAATAATGAAAGCATTGTTTTCTGCAAAATAGATAGTTGCCAATCTTTTGTAAAATTGACTAGCTGTCATATAAGGATTTGGCTTTTTCTTAACCAAATAGTTATATATCTTGCTTTTGTAGTCTTTGTTTGTCAGTTCAGGTGAAGCTTTTCCACATGATGTGGCAATTCGATTGATACATGCTCTGCAAAGTCCAATCTCATATATTCCACCATCATATGACGAATACACTGGTGAATATCCACCTAAGCTTGCAAACATTGAATGTAATTGATTTTGTTTAGGTGCTGGCTTATTTAGTCCTAATAGACTTCCTAGCAAACCAAATCTTTTTCTTCTGCTTTTAGCCACTAATTCACCTTCCTTTTCTTGTTTTCAAGGCGGTATTTAAATGTATCCCACCATTTTTGTCTTACTGTATATGCATCAATAACAGATGCATACCCATCAATATGTTTTCTTGGATCAGTTTTAATCATGCGGACACGATTATCCTCCGCAACTTTCTTTAATGCCACACTAGACATATGTGCTTGTAAAAGTCCATTTGTTCCTGTATAAACAAATCCATCTCTTACATATCCCGTAAATTCATTAATAACCGGTGTAAGGTTAGTACCCTGAATGACATCATCCATCTTGTATCCATATTTCTTCATATCATCCACAAGATACTGTGCCGAATAGCGGTCATATCCGACGACAACGCAATAAATCTTGTATTTCTTACGTAGCATTTCAAACCATTCCGTAACATCTTCATACCGTACAAAGTTTTCCCCACTTGGACTTAAATATCCCAATTGAATAAATCTTGTATATGGTATTTTGTCTCTTTCTTCTAGCTCCTTGATTTTTAATGTTGGAAGCCAAAAATGAGTAAATATGTAGTCCTGCTCTTGAATTCGTATAACTACAGATGCGGCTGTTAAATCGGTTGTTTGTGACAAGTCAATTCCACCAACTGCATATGTATGTGCAAAATCTTCAAATCTAAGTTCTTCACCTTTAACTTTGTTAATATCTTCTGCACTAAATAATGCTTCCGTTGAATTCTGTTTGATATTCGCATATTTTGTTATAAACTCCGCCTTATATGTAGGTGAGCTATGTGCTTTTAAAATTTCATTCTGCAAATATTCATAAGAAACCGATATTCCAAGGTTTGGCATTGCTTTTCTTAATTCAATAGGATCATCCCATTTTTGAATATCATCAATCATATAAAAGAAAGGCAACATTTGTTTTTCATCAGACGTACCAAGTAAAACAGATGTTCCACGAACAAATAATTCATCATATAATCCTTCATCAATATAGTTTGCGGTACTTACAGGAATATAAAGTGGATCAGGTCTTGCACCACCTGCCGACAACATAACGTTGTACATTTTCATACCAGCTTCACCTTCCCAGGCTGCAAACTCATCAAAGATTGTCAAATATGGGTTGAATCCGTCTGACTTCTTAGATGCAAATGCAATTGGCTCCCATCTACAGTTGTTCTGTTTCATGTAGATATCTGTTCTACGTTTTTTAACTCTTTGACTCAACGCTTTAGAGTGTTCCATCATTTGATACAGAACATTGTAAATGATCTGCGCTTGTTTTAACTTTGGCGCAATATTGTATATCTGCATACCTGCTTCATCAGATGTAAATCCAACATCAAGTTCAATACCTGCACAAAGAAATGATTTTCCTTGTTTTCGGCCCATGACCGTTGGTATTTCACGAAACTGCCTTTTTCCATTCTTATCAACAAGTCCGAATATGCACGCAATATAGTATTTTTGCCAAGGCTCAAGCTTTACTTTTGTTGTTTTTCCTTCTACGTGATGACAAAACGTTTCAATAAACGCTATATGCATTTCCGCTTTTTTCTCATCATAGAAAAAATCTCCATTTGCTAATCCTCTTTCAACATATTGAAGATTAAGTTTTATCCACTTACCGACTACATCTTCACCAGATTTAATACGTTCTTTATAAATGTCTAGATATTTCATTTAAATCTGCTCATGAACTCATCCAATTCATCACCTTTTTTTCCGGATACTTCTGTTGTTTTTGAAAGTGAAGTAGGTGACAATCCAAGTTCTTTGCAGTACTTCATGATCTGATCACGTAATTGAACGGTAATAATGTAGTATGGTGAGCGTGATAAATTCGTTGCACCGCCCTTGTTCGTATATTCAACAACCATCTGTAGTGATTTGTATCCATTTGCTTTACTTGAATCTCTCCATTGCTTCATTGTTGAATCATATTGGGCCAAGGCATCTGCAAGTGAATCAACCGCAACCGAATATTCAGGAGAAAATGTACCTAAATTCTCTAGTTGTGAATTGATTCTTTTTTTCCATGCTCCTTTTTGCATTCATCATCCTCCCTTCCACATCCTATAAGCATTCCGTTTTCATCAAATTCAAAAGATGGTTTACGTTTGGAATGTTCTTCAGCATGACATAAGTCACACAACGCTTCCAAATTAGAATCTCCAAATAGAATGTGTACATCTCTATAGTTGTCCTGGTCAATGTGTACTTTGTGATGCACACAAGTCGACCTGGTATAGATACCTTTTTTCAAACATCTTTCACAAAGTGGATGTGCCTTTCTATACGCCTTGCTTTTCTTTTCCCAAGCCTTGCTTGAGTAAAATTTTCTAGCATAATTTCTAGCACCTGTTTTTGTTGCTTCTGAACCATAATATTTTTTCATATCGCTACATTCAAAGTTTTGACCATAACTACAGTTAACAGATTTAAAGGATGACAAAAACTAACAGTATACACTTTGAATGCAGTGATATGAAAAAGACCCATGTTTCCACAGGTCTTTTTCAACGGGCACAAAATGAAACAATCCAAGAACTACCTTGTTTGTTCTAGAAGATGTTTTCCAATCTTCACGACTACAGAATATCACGGTTTTTCTTTGTACACTGTACAAAATGAAGAAATTCAGATTTTACCCCCTCTCATGCACTCATGACCCAGTTTTTTTGAACTCCCCACGCCGTTCCCCGAAACGCAAAAAACTTTTGAAAGATAGGGGGGTATCTGCTGATCTGATCCCAGCCCTGGGCGCTTTCAGGGTTAAAAATCAAACCTATGCAGCTACCACCACACCGCACCGTTAGCGGCTTCAATCATATGACATTCATATATTTATTATCATGTTGAAACATTTTTCAACACGTCATGTTGTAAGCGTTCTTTCATAATATGGTCATGGCTGTATTAATAGAACGTGCGCACGCGTTCTTATATATAGCAAACTCCAATAACTCCAACATGCATTGGATCATGCGCACCCGTTCCATATGTTTTTAGCGTGTCGCTTGTCTTCCTGGAGCTCAAGCAAACCCCACAAAAAAAAGGACGTTCACAACGTCCATACATGTATATATTACTAGTCTGTTAACTATATGTTATAAGACTAGAACCGAACACGCTTAAAAGCCTTTTAAATAGGCGTTTGCGTGCACGTTTGAGAATACAAAAGCTTTTTAAAAAAATAGGCATAAAAAAATATTATTAAATTTTTTTATTGACATATACATGTATATGTTTATAATATAAGTGTAAGCTAAATAAAAAGCTTACACAAAAACAAACGGCGCTTACTCATAAAGCCAAGCCAAGACAACTATAAATTGTTTAGATTGGACTTGATAATATGAATAAGTTTATAAGTTTATTAAATAAGTTGTTGTTTAGGCTTCACATTAAAATAAGCCTAGACATAAAAAAAGGGCGCTTACTCATAGACATAAAAGTCAATGAATAGCGTCACTAAATAAGCAAATAAATTATAGCGCCGTTTGTTTAAATAGTCAAGTTTAGGAGGTGTAAACATTGTAAGAAAAAAAAGTGGTTCTTTCAATCAAATAGAATACATAAAAGAATTTAATAAAGCCAATTATAGAAAATACGAAATCAGAGTGAAAAAAGAAAATATAGACCTTATAAAATGGCTTGATAAACAACCAAATAAAACCGCTTATATAGTAGATTTGATTGAAAAAGACATGAACAAAAAAAAATAAAAACGTGAACCCCTTCCAGGTCGCCAAACTCAAAAGGGATTCACACAACGGCAATTATACACAATATTCAGGAGGTTAAGCCCGTCTTGTATATATTGCTTTTCTATTTTATCATAGACGGGCTAAAAAAGAAAATGTTAAAGACTTATTCAAAAGAAGCTGTAAAAAATATTAAAAACTATGTATGTGATAATGTAGATTTTACTGGTTACGATAAATACGCATATATCGAAAAGTTTGAAGAAGATACAAAACACGGAAGACAAATCGACATGTTCAGCGTATACGCTTACGCAATTTATGACTGTTTTTATGATGAAAAAGTTAAATACGACAAAAGAAACATGAGTATTCAGGATTTATTTATTGAATGGTGTCAAGGACTCCCAAGCGTTCTAGATACTTGTTATTACTACAATAGAAGCGCCGTCGATGATCTTGCTTCAATTCTTGAGCAAAACGAACAAGAAAAAAGTAAATTCACTGAGTGCCAAGCTGAAGAAAGATTGACTTATTTAATTTTTAGAGAAATTAGAAAAGTCGTTTCAAAAGGTAAAAAAGTATGTTAACACGCAAAGATCTTGACAAGATGAGCGCCGTCCAGGTGCTCATACTTGCGTTTTTAAAATTATATTTAGCAGCATGTACATCTGGCTTAATTATGGGCATAATATTGGGCCTTTTAAATATCATACTTCCGCTTATTTATTAAATGTGAGGTTTAAACATGGAACTTTTAGAAATTAAATTATTGCATAAATATGCAAGAATAAGATCATATATGAATGATCTTATTTCTGGTAATTTTGTTGTGTATGATTTTCTTTATGAGTGTTTAGCGGATCATATAGAATCATTTATTTATGATCTTGCTTATATTGAAAGTGAAAAAGTAATAAATATTTATTATGATCAACTATTGAGCGATTCTAAACAAGTAAGCAAAGAGCTTTATA